CACGATCAAGTGCGTCGCTTCACGAGTACCGCGAGCACCAGCCAGGTGGTACAGAGTGGTCTCATCACAAAGACGGCTGTAGTAACCGCCCTTACCGGCCAGCTCATTTCGCGCAATAGCCTTTAAGTCGTGCTTGGTGCGCTGCTTGGCCATCTTGCCACCAGGATTAACCATGTGACGACCTTGCAGGATTTTCAGATCCATACTGGAAGAGGTTAGCGTTTCACCGCGTCCGTCCAGAGGCTTATCACCCATGGTCGGGGTCTTATTGAGGATGTGAAAAACATCCATTTCAACTTCTTCGCCGGCTTCTTTTGAAAGGTTATTTACACGCACAATGGGCGCACCTTTACCGGTTTGACCGCGAGTGGACCCACCCTTCTTCTTGATAGACATATCCGCCGAGTCCACCAGCAAATTGGTGAAGTTCGGCTGACGAGTCATGTCGGTGAACAAAGCACCGTTTTCAACCTTGTTACTTTTTACAACTGGCATAATCAATCACCTGAATTATGTGACCGAAACTCAATACCAACTCATCACTTCCTGAATCTGAGCATCAGACATCTTGGCCATTTCGGCTTCGCGCTCAGCATCAGACATCGACTCCAGACGCTCTCTAAGAGACTTTTCTGTGCCGGGAGCCTGACCAATATCAGTAAGTGAGTTAGGGGTAGGAGCTTCGGCGCTATCTACGATTTCCTTGGCGCGCTGCTTCACGGATTTCTGCTCCGCTACAGCGTCGCCAAAGGCTGCTTTGGTTCGCCTTGCAACTTCGGCAAAGCGGTCTGCGGGCGCGGCGTTTTGCCACTTGGGATCTGCCTGCAGTTTTTGGTCGATGGTTAAAGCCATGTCCCAGCGGTCTGGGTCTTTGGCTTGCCAATTGGTGAGGTCTGAGTTGTTTTGAAATGCTGAGCGAGCGGCTGCAGCTTCTGCGTCATCCACTTCAGCTTGAGCCTGATTTACAGTCTCGGCCTGTTGCGCTTGTGCTTGCTGCGATTTAAAAAGGATTCGAGCAAGCTTCGCCTCCATAGAGCCGTAACCGTAATCTTCTTCAACATCAGCCAATTCATTTTCGGTAATGGCATCTGGGTCAGCAAAGGCTGAGTCCATATCCACGCCCTGACGATCAAGGTTCGCTTTGGCGTTACTGATCTGTTTGTCGCTTTCAGAAAGACGAGCATTCGCCTCATCCAGTTGACGCTTCAGATCGGCTTCACGCTGTCGCGCTGCCTCAAGCACTTCATACGGAATTGTGTGCTTGCCATCTTTCGTTGCGATTGGCGCGCGCTCTTCTTCATCCTGGCCGGACGGTTCGCCATCGCTTTCACTGTCATCACCTGAGTCCGCTTCTGCTTCCGCAGCTTCGGTTTCTTCAGGGGTTTCAGCTTCCGCTTCGTCCTGTTCGTTTGAATTGTCTTCGCCAGCGTGTGCAGCCAGAGCCTTTTCAATTTGGTCCGGATCACCGCTTGCCAATGCGTCATCAACGCTCATTACTTCGTCACTCATTTCTCACCTGTTTGCTGTATCGCTAAGCTGCGTAATTGATATTGCGTTTTGCCGTCACGACCTCGGCTTCGTGAATTCGGGGCATAAAAAAACCCGCTCAATGGCGGGTCTCTTTATTGAATTCTGTTTTTTAAATGGCTTGCTGCCACTCGTCAGGCAAAGGCGGAGGAACTGCCGCCGCCTGCTCTATTTCCATCTTCGTTTTTTGCTGATCAACGTCTTCTGATTCTGCGCGCTCTCGTGTGTACTGAGCGTCTGCCTTGGCCTTGTCGACTTTCGCGGCCAGCTCTTCCAGTTTCAGCATGACTTCACGCATCTGAAGCTCATCCATTTCCTTCTGCTTCTGCTGCTGCTCCTGCATCTGCGCTTGCTGCTCTGGCGTCATATCTTCAGGATCAATTTCACCTGTAAATTTCTGCACCAGCTTCATGAGTTCAATGCGTTTTTCTTCCGGCACGTCCAGCTGATCAACAAAGATACCCAGGCCAGCCATCTGAGCGTCGCCCGGCAGCTTGGAAATAAAGTCCATGAGCATTTGCGAGACTTGAGCGCGGTAACCCGGCGACTGTTGAATCTCACCCAGCACCACTTGTGTTTTCGCCTGAGCGATAGCGTTGGTCATTTCGCCGTCCTGGTCATTGTTCAGTACGACCTGCTTCGGCTTCTCGCCCAACTTGCCCGGCACCATGATTTGAATGTTTCGGCTCTCTGTCATTTCCTCGACTTCGTGAGCCATGACCAGTTCACCAACCATCTGGCGAGCGTTGTTGTAGTTGTCGTTAATGTCAGCCAGTGTCGTTGCGCCCTGCTCAACCAGAGAGTTAATTGCCACGCCAGACTGAGCGCCGCCCTCTTTACCCAAGAACGCGTTGTAAATACCCGCGACATCCTGAATCAGCATCTTGGCGTCTTGCATGATCTGGAATTGCTGAGCACCGATACCCTGATCTGATTCGACTTTGAATAGCGCTCCGCCCTCACGCTTACCGGCACCGTTCAACTTAACAATACCGTCAGCCTGGTGAACCTGCTGGCGCAGATCGTTATCACTCATCGCCGTTGCGTCATCATCCATGGTGATCCGCTTGTAATTCAAGTCACCAGTCAGGCGAATGCGACGGAAGTTAATTTCGTCTTGCGGGCTGAGCATTGAGCGACCCAGTCCATACGGAATACCAGTCTCATCTTCACGCGCACCGAAGAACGGTACATACGGATACATATTGTGAGGATGCGGACTGGCCATATCCTTGACGAAGTGCGGACCGATATACCAACTCAATCGAAGTGACGGCACCGAGCACTTTATGATTTTCACCCGACCCGAAACCACCATCGCGTTGTGAATCGGGTTGTCCTCCTGATACACCACTGCGCGGCCATCTTCCGAGCGCAATACGATGCCGGGCATCCATACGCGGTAATACAGCTCGTACACCTTCACCATGTCACGGTGCGGTAAAATCCATTCCTTCTCGTCACGAGTGCTGTACTGATATTCGCGGTACGCCTGAGACAACGTGTCGCCTTTGTCGTAAAAATCATCCATATCGAATGACGACCACTGGCCAATACTGTGCTTGATGATTTCTTGTTGGCTTGGGAAGAAAGCCTCAGCCTCGTCCTTATCAACCCAGCGTTCACGCAGGAGCCAGCTACAGTTATTCAGATCCGCAGCGGTGCGCCAGTCGAATGAAATTTCATTTCTGTGCACCGTGCTGATTTTGTATTTTGATCCCAGCGAGTTACTGTTCTTTTTAACTTCCACCCAGCCGATACCAGAAATCACCTGAGCCTTGTACGCTTCCGCACATGCCTGATTTGCCTTGCCGGTTCGCAGGCCCTCATTCAGACGGACATTCAGACCTTCAGCCACTTCCCTGAATTCATCGTCGTCAGCACGAACGAACCAGTCAGTACGGCTACGCGCCTCCATACCCAACACACCATTGATCGCAGGCTGCATCAGATTGGTGATCAGAATCGGAAGTTTCTTAGCCTTCAGCGAGTTAATCACTTCCTGATCGAGCTGGTTGCCGTCGTAATACTGGTGGCACCGTGAAGCGAGACCGCGCCACTCTGGCTGATAGTCGCGTTCCTGCAGAATCTTATGCAGTCGCATACTGTGCTTCAGATCGTCAGCCATTTATTACGCCATCCAGTGATCAGAGTTTGTTGATTGAACCGTTCGCCCGTCGATAGGCTTTGTGCTCATCACGCGAACCAGCATGATGATTAAGTAACGCATTGCGTCCATCAGGTGATCGTTCTCCTTAACGACCTTGCCGCTGTCGTCCCGGCGATACAGACCTATTTCGTGCCATACGCCGGTCAGGTTGCTGAATATCTTTAATCGACCAGTGGCTAGGCGTTCATTCACCGCCAACAGTCCAGCTTCAACCGCGTTGTCGGCCTTGATCAATTTCAGCCCTTGCGCAACGTAGATATCGAAAAGATTCTCGCCGTCTTTTTGTCCGCGACCTTTCGATGCCGGATCAATAGTGCCCACCACCCAATCGCCACGCGCTTTAACCGCGGCAGAATGTTCAGCAGGAGTGACCTGCCCCATGTAGTGCTCGGTGTACAGATAAACGATGTCGTTGTCTCTGTCCCACGCGCCCCAGACCACTGCTGTTTTATTCCAACCCACGTCCATGCCGTAGGCTTTCGGCCAGTGCTTCGGGATCATAAATGGCTTGCACTTAATGTCGTCCGGGTCATACGGATAAATCGCACCGGAACCTAATGACGGCTCACCATTCATACGCGCTTTAAGCTGATAGGGTTTCAGCTTCAGCGACTTAATCAGCTTGTCTTTCTGATCCTCTGACAGGTGCGGAGCGTGAGCCCAGCCAGCCTTAACCAGATACCGAGGGTTTTCGGTATCGGTAAGCACCTGATCCTTACAGGAATCCAGAAACGCCAGCACCAGCTCTGTTAATCCAGATAGAGGCGTAAACGTCAGGATGAAAATACCGTTCGTGGTCATCGTCCGTATCAACGCCTCTTCGTAAACGTCATACGGACATTCTTCATCCATCCAGATGATGTCCTCTTCCGTGCCCTGGAAGATTTTTCGCCCCTGATCGTAGGAGCGCAGCTTTAATACCGACCACTCACCATCAACGTGCTTAACCGGCACCGTGTCGTAAGCGTCAGACACGCCCGGCTTAATAGTCGGCTTGCCCAGCAAGTGCTTAGGAATAATCCCAGTTCCCCATGCCGGCGTGTCGTACTTACCACCGAACAGCTTCTTCTGAATGATGTCTCGAGTGGTCTGGTTCGTGTCACCTGCAGCCAGGGCATTGATCTGACGATTAAACCGCTTGCCATCCCACCATTCCGGGTAAAGTCCGGTTAAATGGCAGTATAGCTCATACCCACCGGCTTCCGTCTTACCAACGCGGTTACCGGCCATAAACAGGCGCTCAGAGTGATAAGCACCAGCCGTAAAAAATTCAGTATGCTTCGGATAGAGTGCGCGCCTTAGCGGCCCCTCATCCTGAAATAATTCGCCAACGCGGTTGTACCTGCGTCGACGTTCTTTCTCTTCCAGTAGCGCGAGCAATTCACGCTTACGATCAAGACTCAGATGCTTCAGATGCGAGGCGTCGAATTCGCTCATCAATCTGGGCTTCCGTTAGCTTCGCCTCTGGCTTCTCATCATCTTGCGGCGCGTCCAGGTTGTATGCCTGACGTTCGATCTTTACCAGCTTTTCCATGGCGGTGACCATGTTGCTTGCAGCTTTACCCATGTAATCCAGAGGCAGATCAATACCAACAATTTCACCGTCACGGTCTTGAACCTCGATGCGACCAGCGTCAACCTGATCACCCAGTTTTTCCAGCATGGCGCTTACAACGTCACGGCCTTTCTTCGCCCAAGCCCGATGCTGAAACACAACGCTTGCGGCAGTGGTGGCGGCGGCTTCAATAATTGCTTCATCTGACGGTCGCGGCATTGACGAATCTTCGCTACCTGTCGTCAGAATATCCCGCGTTCTGTCTTGGACGTTTTTACTCAGGTCTTTCGTCCAGCCCTTGCTTTTTGCTTTTTGCGAAATGGTCATGGAGCGCGGGCCGTGCATGGTTTCCAGCTGGCGAAACGAATACAGGCCGGTGCGATAATCTTTTTCAATCGCCTCCCAGTCGTACGTTGGTCTCTTAGCCATAAATCACCACCATCACAAACAGCACATAAAACAAAGCCCCGACAAACGGGGCTTCAATCTCTTTAAATAAACAACGTCGCTCGCCAGCTGTCAGGGCCCGACACCCTGGACTACTTCACGACAATGCTCTACGCTCCTGAAGTAGATCAGGAGGTCACGCATATCTCTTTCTACGAGCAACACCTGAGCATTGCCCTTTTGATCCTCAGTCGCGGCCGGAAGTGCTGGAATCGGCGGAATGCACGCCGCCAGTTCCGTTGTCCGCTCGTCCTGACAGATCAGATCCGTCGCCCCCTTCATCGTCGCGCACCCGGCCACGAAGAAAGCGCATATTCCAGCTACCAACAGGGTCGCCGTGAATTTCTTTAACATCGTCCCGATACTCCTGCTCTCGTTTCTGCGCCTCAGACGCCCGGAAAAACCCGAGCGCTGCGCTGATCAACTTTAGTAACGTGGAGAAGCCGCGCACTATTTCAGCGCCTTGTTAATGCCGCGACTGTCAATTTTGAACGGGTCGTTCGGCTTCTGCTTCGCAAACAGGAAGTTAAGCGCCAGGTAATCGATCACCTTATACAGCTTACCGATAATGCGGTTATCACTCGGAGTAGGCGTTAGCGACACGATCAACGACGCAACAGGACTCAACAGGAACAATACCGCCAGCGCCTTTTCTACCGGATTAAGAACAGACCAGAGGCCGACCACCATGGCCGCCGCGTCCGTATCAATAACAGCAGCCTCAGCCGCAAATACCAGAGCCGGAGCAAAGAGCAGCCCAAGCGTTAAAAACA